CGAGAAGACCATAAGGGCTGCCTCCGGGTGGCCCTTTTTCTATGTGCTCGGACCTTAGGGACCCCTCTAGATACAAACCAAATCTGTATCGTTGGAAACTCTAAAGGAGAGACAAATGACTAAAGTTAACTTTGTGACTAAGGCTGGCCAGGCTCAATATGCTTGGCTTCAACCAGGTCGCCCTGACACCGCTTTTGATGCAGAAGGTAAGTACAAAACAAACCTGATCCTCTCTGCACAAGACGCCGCGCCGTTGGTTGATGCAATTAAAGCACTACGCAAAACCAGCACGAAGTTCACACCAAAGGACAACGTCACGTTGCCTTTCTCTGTTGATGACGAAACCGGCGATATCACACTTAAAGTGTCCAGTAAGTTCCAACCCAAATATATGGATGCCAAGGGTAACCCGGTGCCGATCGACCAGGTTCCTCTGATGTATTCTGGGTCAACTTTGCGCCTTAGTGGTGCCATGGATGCTTGGTCCAAGGGTGCCAACCGTGGGATCGCCCTGCGTTTAGGTGCAGTCCAGATCATTGACCCTGTGTCTAGCGGCGGGTCTGCCGGTCAGTTCGATGCCGTGGACGGATATGAAGCCTCTGCTGAGACGTTCCCAGGTGGTGCTGCTGACTCTGACGACAATTATGACTTTTGATGCAGTGCGTATGTCTGGCGCAAGATCTAACGCCTATCGCCTCGGGTTCCGTTCAGGGCTCGAGGAGAAGGTCGCAGATCAGATAAAGAAAGCTGGGCTACAGGTTACATATGAGACCGACACGGTGATCTACAGGATCCCGGCTCGAGATCATAAATACACGCCAGACTTCAAACTACAGAAGCCTGGTGGTGGTTTCTTCTATGTTGAGACCAAAGGGATCTGGACAGTTCAAGACAGAGCCAAGATTTTACTCTGCATAGAACAGAACCCTGGTATCGACATCAGAATGGTATTTAGTAACCAGAACAGTAGGTTGTACAAGGGGAGCCCAACCACATACGCAATGTACTGCGAAAAGAACGGGATCAAGTATGCACACAAGTGGATACCTGATGACTGGCTGGAGGAAGCCAGACAAGGAGAGCAGGGGGTGGCTTAGGCTGCCCCCTTTTTCATTTTAACGGGAGAAACAAATGTCATTTGACCATCAAACTGACAGCGAGTTTGTGAGCCACGTCCCATGCGGTGCGTGTGGCTCGAAAGATAACGCTGGACTATACAATGACGGCCACACCTTTTGTTTCGGGTGTGGTCACTGGGAGGGCGAAGGAGAGCCTCCTGTGGGGGTCAAAGACAGAGGCCCTAAGCCAGGGCTAATAGAGGGTGAATATGCACCCCTGAGAGCTCGTAGGATCACTGAGGATACCTGTCGGAAGTTTGGATACACGGTTGGCAAGCACAACGGTAAGACGGTCCAAATTGCCACCTACCGCGATAAGACTGGGCGCCCTTGCGCACAGAAGCTGAGGACAGCCGACAAGAAGTTTAGCATCCTCGGTGAAGCAAAAGAGATGACCTTATTTGGGAGCCATCTGTTCTCCACAGGCAAGCTGACTATTTGCGAAGGCGAGCTCGATGCAATGTCACTCTCGCAAATGCAAAACCACCGTTGGCCCGTGACGAGCCTGCCGAATGGCTGTGCGTCAGCCAAGAAAGCAATCATGGCGAACTGGGACTATATCACCAGTTTCAAAGAGGTCATCCTGTACTTTGACAACGATGAACCTGGCCGGGCAGCTGCGATCGAATGTGCTGAGTTGCTGCCTGTCGGCTTGTGTAAGATTGCGTCGATGTCCGAATATAAGGACGCCAACGAGGCGCTGGTCGCCGGCAACGCTAAGGCGGCTATCTCTGCCCTTTTTGAAGCCCGTGAGCACCGGCCAGATGGCATTGTGTCAGCCCACGACCTCCGCGATGTCATTGGTGTCAGCGATGCTGTCAGCCCCATCACATATCCCTGGGATGGTCTCAACAAGATGAGCATGGGCCTTCGCCCAGCAAGTCTGGTGACTGTCATAGCTGGCTCCGGGGTGGGTAAGTCCACCTTCATCCGGGAGATCATGTATCACATCCAGCAATCTGGCTACCACGCTGGCATGATCATGTTGGAGGAGACGACGAAAAGGACGGCCCAGGGTTTGGTTGGTCTACACATGAACAAGAACATCACTGTGGATGAAACCTTGGCCACCAAAGAAGAGATCGAGGAGGCCTACGATGACCTGCTAAAGGGCACCCCGTTCTATTTGTACGATCATTTCGGCTCGACCCAGCTCGATACGATAATTCAGCGCATCAGGTTTATGAACAAGGCGCTGGGCTGCCAGGTTATATGCCTCGATCACGTCTCAATCTTGGTCAGTGGCATGACGGGGAAAGTTACTGATGAGCGCCGGTTGGTTGATAGCCTGGCCACTGAGCTCCGAACTGAAGTCCAGGCCCTGGGCATCACCCTGTTGCTTGTGTCTCACCTAAAGCGCCCCTCAGGGGATCTGAGCCATGAGCAGGGGGCCAAGTTAGGCCTCAATCAGATCAGGTCGTCTCACTCACTCGCTCAGTTAAGTGACCAGGTGATTGGTCTCGAGGTGGACCGGGACGACCCAACCAGCGGTATGCGATCGATTGTGATGCTCAAGAACCGCCAAACTGGCTCAGTAGGCCACTGTGGGAGCCTGACTTATGACAAAGTCACGGGCCGCCTCCGTGATGCTGAGACCACATTTGCATTCTAAATTGGAAAAGGAGAGCCAATATGCTGTTTAAAGCAAAAAAGACGAACGGGAAGAAGTATATCAACATCGATACGCCTCTGACCCTGAATGAATACCAGGAACGTATGTCCGACACGGCTATCTACAAGTGGCCAGTGATATACCCGGCGCTGGGCCTGGCCAACGAAGCCGGAGAGTGCCTGGGCAAGATCAAAAAGATGATCCGGGATGAAGAGGTTGCGTTTGACGGGAGTTTATTAATTACCCCAGAGCAACGTGCTTCCCTGGGTGCAGAGCTTGGTGATGTGCTTTGGTACATTGGAGCCCTGAGCAAGGACCTCGGCCTGACCCTGGAAGACGTGGGTCAGATGAACTTAGACAAACTGGCTGACCGCAAGATCCGTGGTAAGCTCAAGGGCTCTGGCGACAACCGTTGAGCCGCTGGGTCTTTGACCTGGAAAGTGACGGACTTTTAGACACAATCACAAAGATACACTGCATCGTGCTTAGGCACATGGAGACAGACGAGGTACGCTCGTTTGGCCCAGACCAAATTGGTGAGGCATTGCAGCTATTGTTGGACGCAGAAGAGCTCTGTGGGCACAACGTGATTGCGTATGATGTACCGGCACTCCAGAAGATTTACCCTGACTTCACGGTCACGGCTAAAGTCACCGACACCCTGGTTCTATCCAGGTTGATCAAAAGTACCCTGGCTGAGGATGATTACATCCGCCACGCCAAGAACCCTCATGCATTCCCAAAGAGGATGGTGGGGTCTCACAGCCTGAAAGCCTGGGGACTGCGTATGTCCCTGGATAAGAACGAAGACCACTTCAAAGGTGACTACGATGGTGGTTGGGAAGTCTACAGCCAGGAAATGTTGGACTACTGCATCATCGATACTAGTGTGACCAAAACGCTGTATGAGCATCTTATGGATCAAGGCTTCTCCCAGGAGAGCATCGATCTCGAGCACAGCCTGGCAAACATCTGTCTCCGCATTGGCAACAATGGTTGGACCTTTGATAGGGCCGCTGCTGTCGAACTGTATGCTGAGTTGTGCCAGAAACGGGATGACCTAAACCAGAGTTTAGACAGCCTGTTCCCACCCTGGGAAATCACTGAAGAGTTTACGCCAGCTAGGGACAATAAGACCCTGGGTTATGTCAAAGGTGAGGTCTTCATCAAGCGTAAGACCGTTGAGTTCAACCCAGGATCCAGGCGTCACATCGAGTTCTGTCTCAAGCAGAAATATGGTTGGAAGCCCAAGAAGTTTACTCAGGGCCAGGGCCATGCCGAGATCAACGAGACGATCTTGGGTGAACTTGATTATCCTGAGGCTCAGAAGCTGTCTGAGTTCTTCATGGTACAGAAGCGCATAGGCCAGTTGGCAGAGGGTCCAGCTGCCTGGCTCAAGAAGGTCGATGATGACGGTAAGATCCGCCACACGATCGTCTCTGGGGGTACTATTTCGGGCCGCGCCGCGCATCGATCGCCAAATCTGGCCCAAATTCCGAAAGCAGGGTTACCTTATGGTGAGAACTGTCGGAAACTATTCACAGTTCCTGCTGGCTGGACGCTGGTGGGCGCGGATCTTTCCGGGCTCGAGTTGCGCACCTTGGCCATGTTCCTGGATGATGGCGGAGAGTACGCTCGGCAGATCCTCGAAGGTGATATTCATACATATAATCAACACAGTGCAGGGCTAAGTTCACGCGATGAGGCCAAGAGGTTCATTTATTCGCTCCTTTTTGGGGCCGGTGATGCCCTGATTGGTAAGATTGTGGGTGGGAATGCAAAGAAAGGTAAAGAGCTTAAAGACAAGTTCAATGCCTCGATCCCCGCCTACGCAAAGCTCCAGAGCAATCTAAAGAGGGCCGCCCAGCGCGGTTATCTCAAAGGATTGGATGGGCGTTTTCTATATATCAGAGAAGAGCGAAAGTTGCTCAGTCAGCTACTCCAATCGAGCGGAGCAGTCCTCTGCAAGAAATGGGTCGAACTCATCGATACCGAAATCAACAAGGTCCACGGGCCGGACCAGGCGTACATAATGGCCTGGGTGCATGATGAAGTCCAAATAGCATGCAAAACCAAGGAGATAGCTGAAGATGTCAGACAAATCGCAATTAGAATGGCGGGAGAGGCAGGCCGTCATTTCAAAACAGCCATCAGGATCGATGCCGATGCCAGTCTGGGCGTCACTTGGGCTGACACCCACTGAGGTTACCCAGGACGTTGTCGATCTTATGGCTCTTTATATTGTCTTGGATCGCGCCTGGCGGAAGCCCTTCTCAATCAAAAGTAACTTTGCACGAAACACAGCATTCCATGTTGCCATGACTGCCTCTGAGGGCCTCATCACAATCAAGATCGATGAGGACTTCTTTGGCAATCGCTGGCTGATCACAGAACACGGAATGGAAACTAAGGAAGCACTCGATGACCTATTTCAAGACCTTTTTGCAAGAGCCAACGGCAGAGACCACACTCTTAATTGATGGTGACCTATACCTCTACCGTGCTTGTGCTGCTGCTGAGGAAGAAGTGGACTGGGGAGATGATGTCTGGTCCCTATCCACCGACCTCAAGGTGGCAAAGAAGATATTCCAGGAAACAATAGACAGCGTCTGTGAACACCTGGAGACCCCTCACTTCATCGTCTGCCTGAGCGACCGGGACAACTTCCGTAAGGACGTGGACCCTAACTACAAAGGTGGCCGTAAGAAGGTGAGGAAGCCGGTCGGCTACCCTGCCATGGTCCAGTGGGTCAAAGACACCTTCCGTTGGTACTGTGAGCCTATGCTCGAGGCAGACGACATCATGGGCATCATGGGTTCAGCCCCAGGACACAGCACGATCATTGTCTCAGACGACAAAGACATGAAGTGTATTCCAGCTAGTCTCTACCGGCCAACAACAGGTGAGCTTCTGGTTACCAATGAGCGCACTGCTGACTACAACTTCCTGACCCAGGCGCTCATGGGTGATGTGACTGACGGCTATTCAGGATGCCCTAAGATTGGCTTGGTTACGGCCAGGAAGATCCTGGACAAGAACCCCAGCTGGTCTGCGGTTGTCGCCGCTTACCAAAAGCAAAACCTCAATGAAACCTATGCGCTGACCCAAGCGCGACTGGCTCGTATCCTCCGATATTCCGATTGGGACCTCGAGGGCCGCCAGATTAAACTGTGGGAGCCAAAAAGATGAACATGAGCATAGCATTCAA